ATCGTCATGGGGTGAGGACTTTCTGCGAGCGCGTCACCGACCTTGTACGGCCCCCCGGCCCCCTCGCGGGGTGTGGAGGCTGCGGCGTGGGCCATGTTCATGGCGCGCGCGAAGAACTCGGTTCGCTCGTTGCTGTCCCAATCGAAGACGAAGGTTCCCGCTGGACCGACGACAGAATGCACAGGCCCGTCCTTCTCCGCCCGGTACGGCCCATCGCCCCCCTCGCGGGGCGTGGAGGCTGCGGCGTGGGCGTATGCGGCGTTCAGTTCTTCGCAGTCGAACCGCGATGTTTCCTCGTCGGCGGTGCGCCGGCCGTTGATCGTCGGTCCGGTGATCGCCCATACGTCGGGCTCAACTTCGTAGACGCGGTACGGCCCTTCGGCCCCCTGCGATGGGGTGGACGTGCAGCCCATCACGCGGCCTCCCCGATCACGACCGGGTCCCGCTCGGAGCGGTGCCGCACGACCGACTGTCCGCACTCATGGCAGCCGATCGAGTGGCCCTCCTGGATCACCTGCTCACGGGTGAGCGAGCAGGCGGGCGTGAGCGTTAGGGCGTGCTCGTCGTTGATCAGCCGCCCCCCCTCGAGGTGGATCTTGTCGACGGGGATGCGGAGCTCCACCGCGAGGGCGATCACTTCGTCGGCCTCGAGGTCCCCGACGTAAACGGAGCCGGAGTGCTTGAAGGCCTCGGCCCGGCCAGAGATTGAGAGTGATTGGGTTGTAGCCATAGGGGTTGGCCTTTCGGTCGGTGTTCAGGTACGGCAAGTTCCACCCGGCCGGCACGATGCGTGCCTTGCCCTTGCCGGCCGGGTGTTGGGCGCCTGGCAGCGGTGGCGCCTCTTCGCCAGAGACTCGGACGCTGTGGCGAAGCTCATGCGGCAGCCGATCGCGATCAGGACGGCGCCGGCGAAGTAGATGAGCGGGAGGAGTGCGGTGAGGACCGTCTCGAGGAGGGCGATCACGGCGCCACCTCCAGACCGAGGAACTCGCCGACCGTCATGCCGAACTTCTGCGCCAGTCGCGCGGCGCGTTGCACCGGCGGACGCGCCTCACCATTCCTCCATCGCTGGAGCTGGCGAGTCGTGATCTCAAGCTCGTCGGCCAGACGTTCGTTGGACCATGCCTCGCGGGCCTGGATCAGGTCGAGCGTTGCGGCGAAGTTGTCGGTTGTCGGATTCTCGATCATTTTTCCCACAAGACTTATACAGGACTTTATACTGACTTGAAAGGACGGACCTTTTTGTTCCCCGAAGATTCCCGCAAAATGCACGAAAAGTTGTCTACGTTCGGTCTACAGATGGGGCTGAACAAAGACGTCGTTGGGCCGAATCTCCGGCTCGCTCGCGAACGCGTGCACCTGCCGAAGGCCAGGGCGGCGCTGCGCATCGGTATCTCCGAGCGGCAGCTGACCAGATGGGAGAAGGGCGAGGTGCTACCCCGCTGGGAGAATCTCGAGTCGGCCGCTGACGTCTACGGGATCGACCCAGCCGAACTGGCGCATGACGAGGACCCCTCGGAAGAGGAGGCGCCGAGGCTGACCGACCAGGTCAGCGCGCTCCGCGCCGAGATCGCCGAGATGCACGAGCAGCTCGCCGCGGTGCTCGAGCTCTTCTCCACCGCCGACCAGCTGGCCGCCGCTATTGAGCGTCGGCGCGATGCAGCGGAAGGGGGATCACCTCTCCCGGCTCCTGCAGTGAGTCGACTTCCGCGTACAGGTTCTGGCACTCAAGCCAGACAGGGCAGCGCGCGCAGTGCTGTGGTGAAGGCGAAGCAGTCAGCTCGGAAGCCAGGGCGGGGCCGAGCATGAGGAGCTCGCTGGAGAGCTTCTCGTCGTGCGCGTCGGCCGCCGCGAGTTGGGCGGCTATCGCCACGCGGACGATCTGTCTGCGGTCGCAGGTCATGGTGAGCAATCGTCGGCCGGCGGTGAGCGAGCCGATAAGGCGTTATACCTAACGATCTCACTTTGTGGAGAAATTTTCAGATGCAAGCAGTCCGTTTTGCACGTAGGATTAATGGGTGACCGACTTTCCACACGAACCGGCGCCCGAAGGGACGTCAATCTCCGAGCAGGCGGCCAGGCAGCGCGAGCTCGAAGCCGAGGTCAAGCGCCAGAGGGATGCCGAGCAGGCCTCGCAGTTCGGCGGATGGGGGCTGATCCTGATCCTGATCGTCGCGCCAATCGCTTGGCTCGGCTTCCACGAGGCGCGGCTTGCGCGGATCGCTGTGCTGGTCGGTGTGATCTCTGTGATCGTCGGGGTCGTGAAGTCGACAGGGGGAGCGCGATGATGCGCTCGCTCGTGATCGCTTTTGCGCTGTGCGCGCTCGTTCCCAGCGGCTCCAGCGGTGTCGTGCTTGTCAATCCGGATGGCTCTCCAGCCCAGCCCTTCCAGGGCTGGGTCGGGTCGGCGCATGTGCCGACCCCAGACCGCACTGTCGTAATACATAGGGAACTCGATCCTCTTTGTGGGCCGGCAGACGCCTGCACGAACCTCACTGAGATCTGGATCGACGCCAGCGGCTGCGCTCGAGCGTGCCGGTTCTACTTCGGCCACGAGCTCGGACACATCTTCCTGACCGGCCTTCCGCAGTGGAAGCGGCGGAGATTTGTCGAGACAACGCATAACTCACCGGACTGGAGCAGCACGGACCTGACGGGCGATTCGACCGAAGAGCGGTTCGCCGACGCCTACTCACAGTGCCTCTGGGGCCGCCGCCTCGAATACATCGACGTGTCCGCGAGCACGGTCGAGCCGCTCTATCAGATCCTCTCGCGACGAACCTTCAGACGCGTTTGTCATCTGCTGCGGATTCCCGACACGCGAAAAGCGCCATAGAAAAAGCCCCCGACCGCGAGAGACGGTCGAGGGCTCACTTACTCATGCCCAGGGGTTTCCAGCCCACCCGCTAGCCCGGCGCCGCCACCAGCGCGAGCGCCACGCCGGCCGCGAGGGCGACAATGCCCCAGGGGATCTGCTCGTGGACCGTGAGCGCCCTCCCGTGCGGCTTCTCCGCGCTTACGCCGCGCCGCACCTTGGATGCGAGGGTCCGGCACGCTCCGGAGCAGTAGATCGCGTCAGATCGCCGCTGAGCGCCGAGCGGCTCACCGCACTGTGCGCAGGTCCTCACGAGAACCTGCACTTCCACTGCCCGGGGCCGATCAGGGCCTTGTAGCGCTCGGCGGCCGTGACGCGCCGCTCTGTCCAGCCGGAGCGCTTGGCGTGCAGGCGGACGAGCGCGAGGCGGTCGCACCAGGCGCGGCGCTTCCGACCGAAGTTCTTGACGCGCGGGTAGATGACCTTGCGCTGGATCTCGGAGCGATAGGCCTGCACCGCGGCGATGATCTTGCTCACGCTGTACGGGAAGATGTCGTTGTGGTTGCCGCCGCAGGCGCCGAAGGTCCGGTGGTCGATGATGCCGGGGCGGACGACCACGCAGCCGGAGACGCTGCCGCGCTGGATCGGGATGTGCCATCGCCTCGCGGAGTCGGAGACGATGCGGGCCATCTTCTTGAGGCCGCCTGCCGAGAACAGCGGGCCGTCGCCCTGCCCCATGTTCACGATCTCCCACGAGATCGACACCGGGTTTCCGGCGGCCTGAGTCCACGCCTTGTCGCCCTCGCGGACGATGTAGTTGCAATTGCCGTCGCGGTCGATCACGTAGTTGGAGCTCGCGGCGAAGGCGGGCTGGTTGAAGAGCTGCGTGATCGCGTTGACGTCAGTGAAGCCGGGGGCGTTCCTGCTGACCGTGTAGTGCATGACGAGCAGGCGCGGGCGGACGCCGTTGCGGCTCGAGTAGTTGCGCACGAAGCGCGACCGGCAACCTGCCTGCGAGGGTGCGGCGTCGGGCAGCGTGGCCGGCAGCCGGTCCTTCGCGGCGAGCCGCGCCTGCTGCGCGCGGGCCGCGTCAAGCTCCGACGCCGGCGCGGCCGCCGGCGACTCGTCGCGCGCGTTCTCATGGGTCGCGCTCGCCACAGCATCGGCCTTGGCCTCGGGCGTGGTGACGACGGTCGTCGGGCCCGCGGGACCCTGGACTGTGATCGAGATCGTGTTGTTGCCGCCGTCCGTGACCGTGACGACGACTCCTGTGGCCGCCGCGATGACCGCGCAGATGATCGCGATCCACGGCCGCCAGCTCGCTGGGATGCTCATGGCTTCCTCCGCCCCGCAGGGCAGGTAGTGGTTTAGAGGTGGCCGCGGAGCGCGAAGACCAGCCCGACGAACGAGATGACCGCGCCCACGAGGGCCGAGCCTGCGACGCCGAGCGTGTGCACGGCGGTCGAAAGAATCTGCTGCGCTGAGGGTCCGCCGACCTTGGGGCTCGCGGTGATGAAGATCAGGCCGATCACGGCGTACTCGAGGCGGCGCAGGCGCGCGTCGAACTTCTCGCGCAGCTCGTTGATCGCCGTCCAGATGCTCTCGTGCGCGCTCATCGGCTCACGTTCCTGCATGCTCGCCCGCCTTCCGCAATACTCCGTAGTGTCATCGACGGTCCTTTCGTCGCTGGCATTGCGCCCGTCCTCGGTGTTTCGACCACCGAGGGCGGGCCTTCTCTATCCGACCCCCACGCTCGAGCCGGCCATCGCGAGCTGCGCCAGCAGCACGTCGAGCTGGTGCGGCTCGGCGCCGATCGAGACCTTGTTGCGCTTGTCGCGGTGCGTGTAAGCGGTCTGCGAGATCGGCAGCGCGCCGCGGTCGACGTCGTCCTCGACGATCACCTGGTCTCCGGCCTTGACCTTGCGCGCCGGAAACTCCTTGCCGGACAGGTCGCGCACGGTCCCCTCGATCTCGATCGAGCCTCGCCAGTCCTTGCGGTTGGCCTCCCTGAGCGCGACCTGGCCGGCGAAGACCGCGCCCTCCTGAGAGTTGACTCCGGCGTCGACGGTCTTCCAGCGCTTGTCGAGCGCGAGAGCCGGGTTGTCGGGGTCGGAGTCGAGCAGGTCGTCTGTCTCGTAGTCCGCCCCCGATCCGACCGGCCCGGCCGTGAATGTCTGACCCGCGCCGTCGCGGTAGGTGACGAACGCCCCGGCCCAGCAGTCAGTTGATTCCGGCCCCTCGCCGATCGGATCGGCCGTCTCCGACTTGCTGACCACCCACGTCGTGCCGTAGGTGCCCGGCGAGAGCCAGAAGAACTTGCCGCCGTAGACGCCCCAATCGGGCCTGTCGAAGCCCGCGCCGCCGTATTTGGTGACCTCTTCGATCACGGCCTGAACGGTCGTCGGGTCGAGGAAGGCCAAGTGGTAGATCGGGAAGGCCGAAGTCTCGATCAGCGATTCGTCGACCTCGACTCCGGGCGCCCCGTCGCGGATCGCGTCGGCGATCACGTCGGAGCCGAGGACTCCGGGTCCGAGGGTTGTGGTGCCGCCGCCCTGGACCTCGATGTCCGAGCCATAGAGCGCGAGCGCGGTGAAGAGGATCATGTAGACCTCGCCGTCCGCAGTGCTCGGCGCATTGGAGTAGTAGAGCGCGACGCGCACGTAACGGTTATCCGGATCCGTGATCTCGAGGATGTCCGAGTCCGGGCCTGCCGCGCGAAGCTCTCCTGACGAGTCGTATCCCCCGGTCCAAGTGGCATCGGTGGGCTCCGCGATCACACTCCAGTGCCAGTCCCCGTCCCCCGCGTTGATCGTCGAGCTCTTTTTCCATGCGTAGTAGACGCTCTTGAGCGGCACCGGAGATGCGAAGACACCCATTGGATGCGGCTTCCCGGTGGAGACCCACGGCGACTCGGCGCGAATGACCAGCGCCGGCGCTCCCGTCTGGTCGTCTGGGGAGACTTCCGGACCGCTGACCGAGTAAGTCCCAGCCGACGCCAGTTGGTAGGCCGTGCTCGGCCCAACCCAATCGTTGAAGTTCTGGTGCACGTAGAGCTTGCGGAACGCCTCGTTGTCCGCGAGGCCGGCGACCAGGCCCTCACAGGCGAGCTGAATCCGGTCCTGGTCGGCCTGCGGGACCGACGCGACGCGCCCGAAGTAGACGGAGTCGTCCGCGGCATCCACAACCTCCACACGTGCGAGCCGCAGGCGGGAGTCGTCCTCGAAGTCGGCGGGACGCGGGATTGTGATCGTCGCGGACCCGTCGCCGCCGGGGATCTGCGTGCTGAAGTCGATGTCGACGAGCTGATCCTCGGTGCGCGCCTCGTCGTCGGAGATGCGCCAGGTCTCGCCGGTGGTCAGCGTGACGTGTGCGGTAAGCGGATCGCTCATCGTGGCAGCAGCAGGACGCGCGGCGTCACCTCGAGGTTTCCGGTGAGCGAGTCGGAGAGGCCGGAGTCGATCAGGCCGTCGTCGATGTTGAACCGGCGGGCCCGGATGGCCATCAGCGTCTTCTTCTCGTTCAGCGTCGCCGGCGGGATGAGCAAGTGCTTGCCGCGGAAGCCGGCGATGTTTCCGTAGGTGTAGCCGTCCTCTGACTCTCTGAGCGCGGCCTCGTGCGTCAGCAGGAGAGCGCCGGAGTCGTAGATGACCGGCGAGGGGGCATCGGTCGTGGATGCGATCAGGTTGTCGTACCAGCGAGTGCACGCCGTGCCTGAGGTGTATTCGTCGTACCAGCCGAGATCCGATCCGCTCTCAAGCGCACCACCGGTCGCGAATGAAGATTCAACGCCCACCACCTCGGTCCCGACGGCGCCATTTACCGTAGGGGTCAAGGCGTACGCGCCAGACTCGTCGATCACGCAGCGGGCCTTTAGGCTCGGAAGCGTGGCTAGAACTCCGAAGCCAAAGGTCGCCACGGTCGATCTGACCCCACTGACGCATTTGACCAGGTATCCGACCCAGACACTCGCGCCCGGCGGAGAGGTGAACGAGTCTGCCTTCGCATACACGAGCACGTAGTTGTTCGGATCGACGTATCGAATGCAGCAACCGAGAATCGCCCCGGTGGCGCCACCAGCAGAGATACCGAACTCGACGGTGATGTCGATGTCCGTGTGACTGACGGGGAGCAGTGCGAATCGCCCTGCTCCCGCTGAGTCGGCGGTCTGCGTGCGCTGTATCCGGTGGTTCGAGCCGTCAGTCGAGAAGTCACCGGTGCCCCCGGAGGTCGTATAGCTGCCCCCGATGTTCGCGGAGTCGCCATTTAGTGCCCCCGAGCCGAGCGTGCCATCGTCGTAGGCGCTGACGATCATCCCAGCTCCCTCGTCAATCTGCCGCAGCACGCAGTACCGGTCGGCCGGAAACGCCGAGCACGTGTCGACGTCGATCGTCGCCGTCCCGGTGGTCGTGCGGGCCTCGATGCGGAAGTCCCAGTAGTGCGTGCCCTCGGGCAGGGGCTGGATGTTGACGTTGTCGAGCACAACCTCAAGCCACGTGGAGGCCGCTGGCACGCTCCGCCAGGGCGAGTAGCTGTAGGCGGAGTCGCCAACGCGCCACGCGAGCCGCACCTGCACGTACTCGGTGGAGGCGTAGACGCGGGTGCGCATCCGCTTCTTGCCCTTGTGGGTCAGGCGATCGCTCTTGACGACCACGGTCGGCCCGGTGGCGATGGTCGCGCGGGCGACGTTGGCCGAGTAGGAGCCCGAGCGCGTCGTGGATGTGCCCCCCGTGCCGGATACCGAGAGGTCGGGAAGCGCGAGCTGCAGGCTCTCGCTGAGCGTGTAGTCGTCGGCCTGGCCGACCTCGATGAAGCCGCGCTGCTCGCCGGAGGCCTCTGAGAGCTCGAGCGCGCCCCAGGCGTCGACGTGGCCGGGGACGCCGGAGATCTCGACCGAGTCCACCGGACCGGAGAACGTCTCGTTCGTGAAGATCGACACCGGCTCGAGGCGGCCGAACGGACCGCACTCGAACTGCAAGTCCACGTTCTCGATCAGCCCGGAGTCGATGGTCTCCCCGAGCGGCAGGCCGGTGACGCTCGCGACCGTCACGTCGTAGGTGACGGCGTCCGCGTCGTCGTCGAGCGTGAAGCGGATCGTCGCCGACTCCGAGCGGTCCATCGAGGTGATCAGGTCCTGCAGGTCGTCTGCGAGATCCCTGAGCACCTCGGGGTCGTAGGCGGAGATCGCCACCTTCGCGGATGCGGTGGGTGACTGCGGGCGCTTCCTGAGCGGCCGGCGGCCCTCGCCGTCGGCGGTCTCGGCGTAGGTGACCTCGTTGGCCGTCAGCGGCAGCACGGGAGCCTCGGTGAGGAAGATCCCCTCCGAGCCGTCGTAGACGAGCTCGCGCTCGCGGGTGCCGTCTGAGATCACGAAACTAGCCATGCACCCCTGCCCTTCTGCCGATCGTGGCGCCGCGGCTCTTGGCGCGCCTGACGCCCTGCTGGAGCTTTCGGTCGAAGACGACCTCGATCTTGGACTCGTCGATCGTGTCGTTGACGATCGCGCCGGGGTGGAGGATCACCGTGGCCGTCGAAGAGACCGGGTCCGGCTCGCCGATCCATTCGCCGCCGCGCACCAGCGCGAGGCTCTCCTGGTTGCGCGGCCCGGGCACCATGCCGCCGTCGTGGAACTTGCCCGCGTACGGGATGCCGGCGAAGCGGTTGAAGATCGGCATCTGCGCGCGCAGCAGGCGCTCGTTGGCCTGCGAGTTCTGCAGGAGGGTCCTCAGCAGGCTCGCGGTCTGGTCGTCCCCGGTGTCCGCCGTCGTCGTCTTGCCGTGGAAACCGGCGATCGTGCTGCGGTCGCTGTTGACCATGCCGACGTAATTGGCCAGGTCGTCGTAGGCCTGCTTGCGCTGCAGCGTGAACGTGCGCTTGTCCTTCTTCGAGAGGTGCTTCTTTTCGAGCTTGCGCGTGAGCCCGCGGATCTTCTTGCGCAGCTTCTCGATGATCTTCGAGACGTAGGTGATCCGGCGATTGAGCACGCGCTCGTTGTCTGCGTACGTGGCGGGATCTTCCTCGTCGTCGTTGGACTCAGCGTCGGCGAGCTGTGCGGCGAAGCGGCTGAGGACCGCGTCGCGCATCTCGGCGAGCGTCAGCCGCTTGGACTTCTTCTTCTTTTTCTTCGCGCTCTTCGTCGCCGCCGCGCCCCACTTCGCCGTTCCGATCGCGTCGGTCGGGAAGTTGCTCGTCGACCACCCCATCGCGCGGATGAGCGGAACGGAGAAGTCGATCGCGCGGCCGGTGCTCTGGTGCGGTCCGATGTCGAGAAACCGAGTGAGAAACTTCTTGCCGCGCAGCCACACCGCGACCGGCGCCATCGACTTCGCGAGTCGCCGCATCGTGGCGCTGCTCCAGCTGGCCGTTCCGGGGTGAGGGTTGATCGCGACGCCGCGGTGACGGGCGGCCCCTCCGTCGATGCCCGAGTAGGTCTCGGTGTCGTTGAACCACGAGACCTTGCCTCGAACGGTGCCGCCCTTGCTGAACATCTTCAACCGGTTGCCGGTGAGCGACTGCAGGGCCTCCATCGCCCAGCCGATGTTCTTCTTCTTGTCGCCCTCCTGGCTGATCCACCACTCGCGCTTCTTGCCCTCGTCCCAGACGACTTTCGGCGCGACGCCGGACTGACCGCGGCCGCCGCGAGTTCCGCCCTCGCGGAGCGCGACGTGCACGTGGTCGAAGTGGTCCGCGTTGACCGCCGGCCCCCAGAACGAGAGCGGCACCTTGCGGCCGTTCTTGATTCCCCATCCCAGCGGGGTGTGGATCAGCTCGAGCAGGCTCCCGCCGAACCGGGCCGCGACGGCCTTGGCGAATCCCATCATGTTCCCGCCCGCGTAGTCGCGCGCGCGGTTCTTGCCGTGCCAGCCCGGGTCACCGGGGCGGTAGCCGGAGGTGATCACGTCGCCGTATTGCGCCGCCAGGCGGTTGACGGCGCCGAAGTTGCCCTTGTCGTGACCGAGCGAGCCGACCGCGAGTCCGGCGCCGCCGCCGAAGAGCTTGAACGGGATGGAGATCCCCTTGCCGACGCCAGACTTGATCTTGTTGACGATCTTTCCGCCGATGTCACCGAGGTTCCTGATGCCGGTGAGCAGGCCGTCCTTGAGCTTGTCGATGAGCCAGCCGCCGACGCTGAAGAATCGCTTCCAGAGCGAGGCGATCCCGTCGCGGGCTTTGCCGATCAGCTGCTGGCCGATGCTGTAAAGCTGCGGGAACTTCGACTTGAAGCCCTCCCAGAGCTTGTCGGCGATCCACTTGGCGAGGCGCCAGGCGTTGCGCCCGACGCTGCCGAGCGCCGAGAACAGCGCGCGCCCGAGCTTCTCGCCGAGAGTGCCGCCGGCCGCCGCGAACTTGCCGTAGAGGCCGCGGATGCGCGCGAGCGTGTCGAGAATCCAGGCCCCGACCGATGCCGGCAGCTTGGAGATGATCTTCGTGAAGGCGTTGACGCCTCCGACGCCCAGCTTCTCGAAGGCCTTGAGGATAAAGCCCTTGCCGAAGTTCCAGATGAAGTCGCCGAGCTTGCCGAGCGCCGGCCCGAGCAGCGGGATCTTGCGCAGGAAGCCGACCTTGGAGAACGTGAGCGCGGCGGCGAGGATGTCGACGATGTGCTTGGCGATGAACACCGGGTCCATCGCGGTGTTGATCACCTTGAGCGTGACCTCGAGCAGCTTCGTCGCGAGCATCTGCGGGTCGATCTCGGTGATCGCCTGCGTGATGCCGCCCTTGATCGCGCCCGAGAGCTTCGAGAACATGTCGCGGTTCTGCGTCGGCAGGTTCTGGAACGGGCCGAGGTTGGTCGTCTGGCCGGCGTAGCCCTCCTTGATCGCGCCGACGATCCGCCGCACGGAGTCGCCGAAGGGCTTGAGCTTCTTCTTCCAGTTGTCGATCGCGCGCTCGACGCCGCCGTCGGCGGCCCACTTGCTGATCTTCTGGAGCTCGGCGTTGATCTTCGGGAAGACCTTCGTGCGGCCGATGTCGAACAGCGGCTTCGTGATCGCGCCGAACGCCTGCGCGGCGTAGTCCTTCATCGTGGAGAGCTGGCCGGCCCAGGTCTTGCTCTGCGCCTTCGACATGCCGCCGAAGTCGCGCTGCATCCCGTCCATGATGGCCTTGATCGCCTTGGCCGAGTCGATGTGCAGCTGGCCGATCTGGCCGATGTCATCCTTCGTGATGAGACCGGCCTTCTCCATGTATTTGTAGACGTTGATCCCGGCCTCTTGGAACTGCCGGAGCTCGTCGCCCTGCACGACGCCGGCCACCTTCATCTGGCCGAGCGCGAGCACCATGCGATTGATCCCCTCGGTGCCCGTTCCGAGGCCCGACGCGGCGTCGCCGATGTTCTTGAGGTTGGCGATCGTCTCCTTGGAGGTGAAGCCGAACGCCAGAAGCTGTTTTGAGGCCGCGGCGACGTCCTGGAACTCGAACGGCGTCGTGGCGGCGAGCTTGTAGAGCTGGCCGAGGTACTTCGTCGCCGCCTTCGTGGAGCCGAGGAAGTGCTTGAACGCGACCGTGTTCTGCTCCATGTTCGCGTTGAAGTTGAGGCCGGCCTTGCCCGCCTTCACGAGAGCGACCGTCAGGCCCGCTCCGAGGCCCACGGCTGCGCGCTTACCCCACTTCGCTATCGCGGAGTCGGCCTTCGAACGGTTGAGCTGGCTCCCGAGACGGCGCGCAAAAAGGGAGGTGTCAGGGCGCACCTCGACGTATGCTGTGCCGATTTGTGCCACTGATCACCTCCCTCGAGAGTTCAGTCCTTCTGTTGCATGAGCGCCCTCATGGCCGCCACGCTTTTGTTGCGCCGTTCGGGCTCTGGCTGGCCGTGGCGCGGGTACGAGACGGCCTCTCCGAGGGCCTCGGGCTTGTCGCCCCACTGCATCGCGTGGACGCGGCCCCACTTGTCGACCGTCTCGGTGATGTCCGCGACCAGGTGCATCACCGGCTCCCACGGGTCGCCCCCGCGGGCGAGCGCGCTCTCGGGCGGCAGGTGCTCGATCAGCACCCACAGGCGACGGCAGTCCTCCCTCTCGACCTGCTCGCGCAGGTCGAGGCCATAGAAGCGCTGGAAGTCAGCCTCGATCTCGTCCCAGTGGTCCCTGAGCGCGAGGCCGAGGCCGGCTATTTTTCCAGCGAGCCTCCGAGAGCGCCGACGATCTTCTCGACCAGGTCGAGCAGCTCGCTCTGGCCACCGTCCTTGGACGCGGGCCCGGTCGCGAGCGCCTCGCGCGCGGCCTTCCAGCCCGCCTCGCCGGTCGTGCTGACGACGATTCGCCGGAGCGCCTCGAGGTCGCCGGCCTGCAGGTCGACGAGGTCCATCGAGAACGTGCCGGGCAGCTTGTTGACGATCGCCTGGATGCGGCGCTTCCTGAACGTGATGACGGGCTTGGCGGAGGCCGAAGCCCCCGCCCTGCCAGTCTTCTTCGCGGCCGCCATCAGGAGCCCGTGGCGAAGCCGTCCGCGTTGGAGAGCAGCTGCCAGACGTCGCCGCCGTCCTCCGGGATCAGCGCGTCGAGCGTGATCGGCAGCAGCGCCGCCTCACCGCGCTTCCACGTGGACTCCACGTCGTCCGCGACGGTGACGCGCGGGGCGCACCAGCGGAAGACGTTGTCTCCGTCGACCGCGTCGATCACGACCGCGATCTCCGCGAGCGCGTCGGACGGGCCCGGGGGCACGTACTTGTAGCCCCCGCCGGCCGAGGTCACCTCGCCGCCGCCCAGGGCGGTGACGATCGTGTCCTCGTTCCACTGCATGAGCTGCAGCGTGAAGCGCAGGGAGCGCTTCGTGACCTCGCGCCGCACGGCCTCCTGCGACTGCCAGGCCATGATCTCGGCGACTTCCTTGCCGATGTTCGTCGAGAATCCGTCCTCGGACAGAAAGCCGAGCCCCTTCCAGTCGGACGGGTCGAGGGACGAGTTGTACGCCGCCGGCAGCGCCGTTCCGGCGTCCGCGACGTACACCTGCCCGTCTGACCCGATCGGGATCTCGGTGGGATCGTTCCAGGGCATGCCGCCCCTCCTTTACTTGCTGGTTTCTTTCAGCCGCAGACCTGCGGCCCTGACGCCTCGACGGATCGGGGCGTAAGCTTCGTTATTCACTGATCCGAACTCCACCATGTGACCGGCGAAGTCGTTCGTCCTCACGAAGACGCGGCCGGCGATCTCCACGACGTCGATCGAGTGGACGTAGTCGTCGGTGAGGCCTCGCGGGGCGACGCCGATCGCGACGCGCTTGACCTGCTCGCCGGCGTCCTTGAGCTGATGCCTGACCTCGGGCTGGCGGCCGACGATCGCCTCGAGCTGCGGGTTGGCCCGGAACCTCATGCCGCACGCATCACGATCTCGACCGTCATCGCGTACCGCTGCATCGCCGGCTCGAATGACTGATCGGGGATGCGAGTGCTGTTGAGGACCTTTGTGCTTGAGACCACGGCGCCGGCGACGTCAGCCTGCGGCATCACCCGGAGCGCCTCGCGCACGAGCCTGCGGTCCTGGTCGGCGATCGTGATCGCGCCGTGCGCATCGCGGCCCGCGTAGCAGTCGATCTGCATGAGCGCGCGGATCGTCCGGTCGATGTGCGGCCCCTCGACCGACGGATCGTCGAGCAGGCCGACGCGAATCCAGGGCTCCTGCGTCTTCGATGGGGTCTCGGCAAGGACGCGCGTGCTGAGCTCGCCGTTGAGGTATCCGATGACGACGTTTTCTGCCGAGGGGATGGTCACGAGACGTCCTCGCTCCCGGCGGTTCGGCGGGCCGTCGCCTCGATGTGCGAGATCTCGCCCGTGCGCGGGTTATAGACCGGCCAGGGGTCGCCGATCAGCTCGAAGACCTCGCCGCCGACTTCGACCGAGTCCCCGGTCTCGATCTCCTCGCCGGCGAGCAGGAAGATGTTCCAGGTGTCGTACGAGACCTCGCCGTTGTCGCTGCGCTCGTCGCGGCGCTGCTGCTGCAGCTCGCAGACCGTCTCGACCTCGGAGACGGTCGGGATATCCATGCCGTAGTCATCGGTCACCCCCGACTCTGAGCGGCGGCGAATCGTGCACGGCCTGACGATGTAGGTTGAAGCGCTCATGGTCGATCTCTCCGATCAGGTCACGCATCGCGGCCGGGTCGTTCGCGGCGGCCTGGTAGCGCTTCCACAGCGCGCGGCCGGCCTTGGAGCCGATCTTCATCGAGAGCCTCTGCTGCGGCGGGTGCCACAGGTGGACCAGCGGCGCCCTGCCGCGCCAGCGGCCGCCGGCGAGCGTCGTGAGCGCCAGCGCCCAGCTGAGGTCCTCTTGGCCCCATCCGACGAACCGCGGGTCGAGCGGCACCTCGAGGAGGGTCTCGCGCGGCGCCACGACGTATCCGCCGCCCATCACGCCGCGGTACGGGCGGCGGTCCAGCGGGAGGCCTTCGAAGCTCTCTCCGGCCATGTAACGGCGCGAGCCTTCTTCGTCGAGCCGGTGGACTGTCGCGTGCGGGACCGCCCAGGGCGCCCCGTCCTCGATCGCCTCGACCGCGGCCGGCAGCCCGTCGCACCAGACATCGGCGTCGGCCACGATCACGATCTCAGCGGCGCTCTCGAGCAGCGCGGGAAGCACGGCGTCCGCCTTGATCCACGGATCTCCGCCCTCGCCCACTCTGACGGGCCAGGGATACCGTTCCCGCACCCACTCGAAGGCTCGCTCGCGGTGCTCGCATCCGGCCCTGAACGGGACTATGACCTCAACGCGGGGCCGGGTCAAAGATCAGCCCGTCCGCCTGCGGGTCGGCGTGCCAGTAGAACTCTCGGAAGACGTCCGCGATCTGTTCGTCGGTGAGGCGGTTCCACCCGCGCCAGTGGCCGCCGGCGTCCTCGGGGAGATCCGTCGCCTCGTAGGCCTTGCCGCCGTTTCTGGCCTTCCTGATCATCTGCTCGATTGAGCGGATCGGGAAGTGCCTGATCACGATCTGGCCCTCCAGCGGCGCGAGCGTCTCATAGTGGGCGGAGTGGTTGCCCTGTGTGATCGTCGCGCGCAGGATCGGGCGGCAGGCGATCTTGTGCAGCGGGAGCGGCTCGGTGAGCCTCCACCCCATGCGCTCGAGCGGGTCGCCGCCGGACGGGTCGACAGCGGTCGCGCGGTGGTCGAAGATCGCAGCAGTGGCGACGGCGCCCTCGTGGGCCTTCAGGATGTCGGCGATCCGCCCGAACGGCGAATACCAGAACTCGTCAGCGTCGAAGGCGACGACCCACTCGGCGCCCTGCGCCGCGGCAAGATGGGCGAGGGTCGTCATCTTGCGCGACTGGTAGTAGGCGGGGTCGGGGTCGTCCACGACCGTCACGTCGAGGCGCTCGAGGATCTCGCGCGTGCCGTCCACCGATCCGTTGTCGGCGACGATCACGCGGTCGACCTGGGTGAGCATCTGCGAAACCGTGTGCTCGACGATGTCGGCCTCGTCGCGGACCATCGCGATTCCGAACGTCGTCATGGCCGCTCCGCGATCAGCGCGCGCATGGCTTCGGGATCGCCCTCGGCGTCCAGGTAGCGATACATGAGGTCATGCTGCTCCTGCGGCTGATTGTCGAGGTGTGCGCGTGGGTGCCAGAGGTGGATCGCGCGGCCGGCGAGCCTGCTGCATGCGCCCCAGAGCGCCTTCAGCGAGCATGTGAACGCGACGTCGTCGCCGCCCCACTTCTCCCATCGCTCGTCATATCCACCGACGAGCTCGAAAGCCTCGCGCGGCACAACGACGAGCCCCGACCAGCTGACCGAATCGCCGCGCCACTCGCACTCGTACTCGCCGATGGGCTGCGTGGGATCGCCGCTCAGGATGCCTTCGGCGGCGCTCTCGGTCGTCTGGTCGTAGAACCGCGGGAGAATCCACTTGGCCTGGCCCGATCGCACTTTGCTGTGCGCCTTGTGAACCCACTCGAAGTCGAAAGACGTATCGGCGTCGGCGATCAGAAACACGTCGCCATGCGCCTGCTCCGCCGCGCGATTGATCGCGTAGGGATGATTGAAGTCCGCTGGCGTCGCGCCGTCGGCCGGTGAGTGCACGACGAGCTCGGCGCCCAACGCCTCCCAACGGCGCTTGTTCCACGCCCACGCGCGGTCGCGATGTCCGTCGTCCGGTCGATATGGCACCAGCACCGAGAGCGTCACGAGCGCCTCGCGTCGTAGAGCACGGGATGGACGAGCGGCAGGACTTTCGCCATTGGAGTGTCGAACAGCTCGGGGTAGGCCTGAGGCTCCCGAGAGGCGACGATCAAGTTTTGGCGATACCAGTTCTCCACGCGATCGTCTTCCCATATCTGGTGCCGGAGCGCGCCCGAGCACTGGTAGCCGTTGTCCGCGAACAGCTCGACCCAGTAGGCGGGCCACTGCTCGTTCTTGTGACCGGTGCCGCCCTGCCCGGGAATCGCGGCCGAGAACAGGATCGTGGGCGCGATCTCGCAGAGCGCCCTTACGAACGACGCAGCGCGTGTCCATGGAAGATGCTCCGCGACCTCAAGGCATACCGCGAGCTCGGCGGCCACGCTCGGATCTTCGGTCTCGAGGTCGCACGGGATGTGAGGGATGACCGGCTCGGCGTAGTCGCCGTCGATGCCGACCACGGCGCAGCCCGCGTCCTCGAAGGCCTTGCCCCACCACCCCTCGCCGCATCCGACATCGGCGACGCTGTTGACGGGGATCATCGACAGCACCAGCGGCACGACGACGTCCGCCGACTGGCGGCACCCCTCGCGAATCACGTCGAAGAACTGCTCGTCGTACTCAGTAACCATGTCCAGCGCGCTCGTTCCCGATGTGTCTGACCCACTGTTCGCCGCGACCCCAGATGGCCGCGCGCCTTGCCGGATCCTCGTCGAACAGGCGCGTTGCGAAGTGGCCCTCCGAGTGCTTACCCTGCGGCCAGCCGCACTCAGCGACCCAGCGGGGGTAGATGCTCGGATTGGTCGTGAAAAACCGTCTGTGTTCGATCCACGCCCGGCCGTCCGGCAGGCTCACCTGCTCGAAGCTCTCCGGGTGCTCCTGGATGATCCCGCCGGCCTCGATCTCCGAGGGGTTGACCGGCTGGCGCAGGAGGGCGATCTGCGTGAGGTAGCGGTAGTCGTCGAGCGTCCGGATGATCGGCTCGAGTTCGACCGGCCAGTTGAAGGTGAAGTCGGCCTCGAAGTGGAAGATGTGGGTCGAGTCGGTCTCGAGCACCTTGTCCCAGCCGGCCTGGATCGCGCCGGCGAAGCCGAGCTCGTGGTCGCGGTCGTCGATCACGACGCGGTGGGCGAAGTCATTGCCGACGTTCTCGAGCAGCGACTCGTAGGCGCGCTCGTGGTACTCGTCGCGGCCATCGCCGATCATCAGTAGGCCGAGATTCACCGAAAACTCACGTGGTCGATGCGGTGCCAAGGCACGATCGTCGGCTGGATCAGATCTCGAGATCCCTCGTCGTAAGACGTGATCAAAAACGATTCGGGGCCAAGTTCAACACCGAAATCGTGAATCAGGACCGGCCCCTCGTACCCAATATCAGCATAGGGGTCGCGCTGCACAAGGCAGACGAACGCGTGTCTCCAGAGTTGGTTCATGCCGCCGCCCTTTCCGGCCAGACTGCGTCTCGGATCTTCATGTGCCACTCGTTTTTCCAGCGCATGTCCGGCGCGCGGTTCCGGGAGTCGCGCCGAACCCAGGCCAGATACACGGCGTCAGGGACGATCTCGATCGACGCCCCGAGCTTCGCGCAGCGGCACCAGAGCGCGTAGTCCTCGTAGACCGGCTCGTCGCCGAATCCGCCGGCCTCGAAGAACATCTCGCGGCGGACGAGCGTGCCGATCACCAGGAAGTTCATGTCGTACAGGTCGCCCTGCGGCCAGACCTTCGCCGGGCGGCTCGAGGGGTGCTCGCGCGCGTACCTGCAGGCCGGTCCTCGCAGGTCGGCGCTGCCGCGGGACATCGCGTCGAAGTACCCGTCGGAGAGCTGGTCGTCGGCGTCGACGAAGCAGATCCACTCGCTCCCGGCGCCGCGCGCGGCCATGTTGCGCGCTTCGGCCAGCGAGCGGCCGTGCGCATGCACCCACGGCACGCCGGTCGGGATCGAGGGGATCGCGCGCGCGGCGGCGAGCCCCGGCCACTCGGCTCCGCCGAAGGTTCCGATGCAGACCGTGACGTCTAGGTCCACAGCGCGGTGCGCCTCTCGAAGAGCCGGCGGTCGCGGCGGAAGCGCGCGCGGCCCTTGCGGTAGGTCTCGTCGTCCTCAGCCAGGCCGTTCATGGGGTGAAGGTGCTTCACCCGCGCCTGATCGCAGTAGATGTAGGTGTCGCGCGCCCGCGCGGTGGCAATCAGCTCGTCGTCCACGAAGCTGTGGTCGTAGCCGGTGAAGAGCGGCCCCTCGGAGCCGTCGATCGAATCTCGCAGCGCGTACTCGCGCGAGATCAGGAAGTGCGTTGCGTGCCTGGCGCGCGACCGGTGAAGCATGTCGTTGACGCCGACGACGCCCCAGCCCGCGTCGATCTCGGTCGCCGCGGCCTCGAGCCAGCCCTCCTGGAACTCAAGGTCATCGGCCCCGAGGAAGACCAGACGCTCGTCGGAGACCGCGCAACCGAGGTTGATCTTGGAGGCGTAGCCGCCGGCATGCTCGAGCATGCTCACGGTGACGCCGGGGTGCGATTCGCGCGCTGCGACGATCGCGTCGGCCTCCGGCTCGTCGGCGGGGTCCGTGATGAAGATGACGTGGGCCTCGGGCGCCGTGCGCTCGATCGAGTCGAGCAGCGGTGCGACGCGCTGCGGCCTCGCGAGCACCGGCACGATGATGCAGACCTCGATCACGAGAGGTCTTCGAGAAACTCTTCGAGCGCGGTTGGGGTGCGTATCGAGAGCAGGCCCGTTCCGCTGACGGCCCTGCGCGCGCGAGCGCGGTCGGCACGTGAGAGGAAGATCCCGATGTCCGCGCTGCGCGGAAAAGTGCGTGAGTAGGAGTGGGCGCCGAGCGTCTCCGAGTCGGATGCGACGTTCGTCGGATTCACGATCAGCCCGACCGTCTTTTCGACGACGATGGCGCTGAGCGTTGCCGGGATGGGGTCGACGGCATCAGCCCAGTCGGAATCCTTCCCGAGCGCTTCCGCGATCAGGTCCTCGACCGTTGCGATCGCCCATGTGGCGATCGTCGTCTCCTGTTCGGTGAGGTCTCGCCCGAGGCGATCCGTCACGTCGTCGATGGTGGCGAATGGCATGGGAGCAGGCCCACGCGGCCCCGCCGCCATCAGACGGCGGGGCCGGCGCGGAAGTGGCTACGACTCGTAGCCGCCCATGTCGATGATCTTGCCGTGCTTCTTCTCGTTGCCGTACTTCAGGCCGATCTCGCCGTAGAGCTGCGCGCGCTCCGACGCTCCGACCTTCGCCAGCGGCTCGATGAAGAAGTGGCCCTTGCCCGGGATCGGGAGGAACACCGGCGCGCACTCCTCGAGAGAGCAGACCACCAGCTCGTCCGTCGGCATGTGACGGTTGAGCATGATGTTCACGTTGCCGAAGTCCGTCTCGATCGTCGAGACGTGCACGCCACCGACCGTGCGCGAGCCCTCGGCGTAGCCGGCGTTCGTGACGAACTCCGCCGTGAGCTGACGCTTGATCGCCGCGTTGCAGATCAGCGTGCGGGTCTCATCCTCCATGATCCCGCCGTTCTCCCAGACCTCCTGCATCAGGTCGAGCACCTTGTCCTTCAGGTAGCCCTCGGTCGTGATGTCGCCGTCGTTGCAGTCGACGACGTTGGTCACGATCGCCTCGCGGAGGCCGCGGGTGCGACGCGCCGTGTTGTTGTCGGACGGGTCGTTGAACGTTCCGTTGAGGAACGTCGTCTCGATGTCCAGCGCCTTCGACTTGATCGCCGAGTTGATCTGGTGGGTCAGCTCGTCGGTCACCGGATTGCGAGCGCCGCCGGTGGCGCCGCCGCTTCCGTTGCCGGTCGTCAGCGCGTCGATCAGCTGCGCGGCGGCCTGCTTCGTGTACGAGACGTCGACGGTCTCCTGGTGGATCTCGAGCACGTTGAACGCCGAGCCGCGCACGCGGGCCTCGGCGGTCTGCGCGTCGGCACCCTCCGTCCGCTGGCGCGTCGAGGAGCCCGAACGCAGGTCCTCGGTCTGCCAGGTGTGGTAGATCGTGCCGTTGGCGTCGATGCCACCGGTCAGTCCACCGATCGCGGACAGAAACGGCGTGTCCGCAGGGGTGAGCTGGAAGAGCTCACCGACGTAGTTGGGCAGGTCAAAGGTCGTTCCCCGCCCCGTGATTCCGGCCATAGTTGGCTATCTCCTTGTCTCGTGACCTCAGGCCGCTGCCGCCTGGACGGCGAGCTTCTGCGACTTGAGAGTCATTGCTGTGGAAAGGTCGCCAGCCTTCTCCGCTTCGGCGATCTGCTCATCGATCGACTTCTGCGGAACGGGCTCGCGGGTGCCTCCGTCGCCGGGGCCGGCGGGAGTCTGTGGGCCGACGATGTTCTTCAGCTCCACGATGGCCTTGACGGCCTCCGCAGCGCCGGTGACCTGGTCGTCGTCACCGACGGTCACCTCGAAGTTCTTCTCCCCCTGCGCCACCGTGAATCCGCGGTCCGCGAGCAGGGCGTGCACTGTCTCCGGGTCGGCGCCGATCTCAGCGGCGGCCGTGACGATGGCGGTGCGGCGCAGCGTGTCCTGGAGACGGCGCTTGAGCTGGTCGTTGGTCTCGCTCGCCTTCGTCAGGTCTTCGGTCAGGCGCTCAACCTCGCCCTGCTGCTCGCGCTGGATCTCGTCGTACTTGTCCGCCTTCTCCCGGAGAGCCTTGGCCTCCTCCGGGTCGAGCAGCCGGTGCCGGACGGAACTCAGGCGGTTCTCGACGATCTGGTCGACCTGCTCCTGCGTGAACTTGGCCTCGCCGGAGGGTGCAGCAGGATCCTTGGGCTTGGGCTTGGGCTCCGGCGGCTCCTCGCCACCGTCAGCGCCGGCGATCCGCGGCATGAAACGCACGGCCGCCGCGAGGCGGATCTTGAACATGCGACTCCTGAGCCGCGCGAGCATCTGATTGAACATGAGTCCTCCGGAGGAGTAGGCCGGCCACTTTTGCGCGGGCCGTTTGGCGCGTTCAGCGGCTAGAGCGCCGTGAAGTTGTCTGCTGCGTTGACGAGCAGTGGGCCGAGCTCGCCGTGATCACGCACGGCGACCGAAACGGTGCCGCCCTTGGCGCCCGTGGGCGCCTTCGTGATCGGCGGCCCGTCCGTGATTGGCTCGACGCCGCATCCGCATCTGTTGTGCACTGGCATCAGGTCGCTCGTGGAGTAGGTCTGGCCGGCGACCAGGACGCAGAACTCGCAAGCTCCGGCGTCCGGCACGCGCCTGTATCCACGAATCGCCGAATCGGCTTGGCCTATCTCTCGCGCTGCGGTGCGCATCGCGAGCTGCGCGTCGATCGCCGCGGCGGATGTTGCCCGCTCGAGGCCGAGCGCAACAGCTTCATTCCAGAGCTTTCCGTCCTTGAGCCCACCCCAGACATCTACGAATGGGCGGCGGTAAACCTCATCGGGCGCAACGCCGTTCCTCGTGACCGCAAGGATTTCCTGCGGATCGACTCCAAGAGGCTGACGCTCGAGCGCTCGCGCGAGGTATGCGTCCACGAGGGCGACCGCCTGTGCCTGCCCGGCTGTGACGACTGGCACGACCTGACGCAGCCACCGCTCGATGTCAGCCTCGTCGTACGAGCCGAGGCCCGTCCAGAGGGTCCCGACGCTTCGTTCGAGCGACGCGCGGACGCGCGCCTGAAGTTCGATGTGACGCTCAGCCAGCGGAGACGGCATCTGGCGCTACCTGGTCGCTCGGCGTCTGAGGCGGCGGCGCGAAGATGTCCTCTCGCAGCCCCTCCTCGAGAAGCATCGTCTTGAAGCGTCCGATCTGCTGCGGCGAATAGCCGGCATCGGCCCAGAGCTGCTCCTTGGGCACACCGAGAGCCATCTTCTTGACGAGCGAGTCGACGTACTCGGACTCCGACCGGCTCTCGGTCGGCCCCCAGACCGTCTCCGCCGAGATGTCGCGAGCTCGGGCATCGTTCTTCCAGGCGAAGGCCAGTCTCACGGCCTCTTCGTTGGATTCGCCGAAGTGCCCCGCCTTGCCGTTGACCTTGCTCGCGAGGCCCGTTTCAGCGGCCTTGAGCGCATCGCCAGATGCGTTCACAATCGAGCCGAGCAGGTAGTGCGGCGGCGTCCTCGTCCGTGCGGCAAGCGACTGGATGCGGTTCTCCATCGCTTTCCAGTAGTTCGAGAGATCGGTCGCGGAGAACTCGCCGAACTTCGCGACGCTCTCACCGTCCTCGTCCGGTGGCGCGATCCACAGTCGGTCGACGGCGGCGGAGAAGGGCTGGACAGGCTCGCCGTTATCGTCTTCCGGAACCTCAAGACCGGTGGCCCAGCGCTGGCGAAACGCAGATACCTCGGACGCGACGAGCATGTCGCAGAGCAGCTTGTTGATCTGGTCGACAGTCGAGACGATGTCGGCCATGTCCGAGCGTCCGAGGCCGATCGGAACGTTCGGCGCGAGGTGCGGCGCGTAGAGCAGCGACGCTGGCGGAAGCACTCCGAGCATCTGCGGGTCGTTGACGATCGGCACGACCGGGACCCTGCCAAGGCGGTTGCGGCTGCGAGACTCAACACCCGGTCGCTCTACCGCCTTCCCGTTGCCATCGATCACGAAGCGATATGTCTGGTCCGGCAGGTAGAGCGTCGCCATGATCGTCCCGTCATGCTCAACCCATCGCTTGAGCGCCGCGGCAATCCTGCGGCGATCGCCGGCCTCGCGCGCGACGATCATCTGCGCTGGGTGCTCGAGGGTGATCCGGGCCGGCGCATCCGCCGAGCGCCGAGAGAAGAACGATCCGAAGATCCCTGTCGGCTGCTCATCGGGCCAGACGAGGTAATACGCCTCACCGTGCTTGCACGCTTCGGTGTACCCCAGAGGCGCGTCGTCGTCCAGACAATTGTGCTGCCAGATCGACCATGCGTCGTTGTCGCCCTGGCTGTCGTCGCCGAACCGGAATCCCTGGGGCTTGAGTCGCTCGACGCTCGCGCCGATCACCAGCGGTATCCAGTTGTCTGAGATCGCGGCGAGCATCTGGCCGAACGCTTCGCGGAACTGGGAGCTCGCGAACGTCAACTTGTGGCGACCGGCGAAGTAGTCCTCATACAGCCCGATCAGCCGGTTGCGGGTGTCCATCTGCGCCGACAGCTCGTAGACCCACCACTCCGGCGAGAACGGCGGCGCCTGCTGGTCGCCCTGCATGCTGACCTCGATGGTCTCGCTGGGGATCTGGATCGCCAAAGCGCCTCCTAGAACGTGTGTAACTTCGGAGCCTTCCGGACCTTGAACCCACCGAGCTTGATCTCGTCGTCGCGAGCCCTGCGCGCCAGTACGGCAGCGGGCACGGAGTCGATCTTCAGGTCCGAGCTCGGCTTCTCCTTGCGCACGATGAAGGCCTCTTGAGCCTTGTCATCGAGCTTGATCTTCACCTTGCGCGTGCGAGCGTTCTCGAAGTGCCACTGCACCAGCGGCTTGCCATTTCGCTCGAGCGGCTCGGTGCGCAGCGGCGTCGGATCGATCGTGATCTGCTTTTGACGTATCGCGCTTCGCAGCGCCCCCGTCGCAACGCCCATCTTGGCGTCGACGCTGGTCCAGAACTCAAACACTTTTTTGCGGCCGAACTCCTTCGACCACTTCGCCATCTCCTCGATCCAATACGGCGGGTCGCCGTAGAACCGCTGGACCTTGAAGTGGTGGAACGCCCAGCGCACCGTTTCGTCGACCTCGAGACGCCAATCGACGCTGTCGCCATCCGGCGTCCAGGCGCCGATCGTGAAGAGGTCGCCATCCTCCGTGCAGCCGAAAAGCGCGGTGTGGTCGTCGTTCTCCGACCCGTCGAAGCCAAGAGTCACCATCTGGTCTTTGACCACATTCACTTCACCGAGGACGGGCTTGATCTCGTCCGGGGCGAGCCACTGGCTCACGCCGACTCGCGGACGATTCAGGAAGTATCGGTGGGCCTCGGATTCCGGATCTTCTGCATCGCGGACGATGTTGACTATCCGGTCGTAGTCCATACGGCCGGCCTCGTCGCCGTAGGCGACCTTGATCGCCTTGACGAGCGAGGCGTCCCGGCCGAAGATCTTCGGGGTCGGCCCCTGCAGGTGATCGATGAGCACGCCGCGCTTGATCACCGATTCGTCGGGGGCGGCCTCGCCATGCTTGTCGAACGTCATCTCAGCGATCGAGCGCTCGCCGGGCTGCCACGCGGTCGTCGTGTCCAACATCCACGGCTCGGCGCCGGAACGCTTTCCGGTGTTTCGCGCCACGGTTCGGTACATGCGGCGCAACTGGTCGGTGACGTAGAGGTGCGTCTCGTCGCCCACGGCGAACGATTCTTTTCCGCCGTCTTTCGATGCATCGCCCGAGGTGGACGGGACGATCTCACCGCCGCCGGGCTCGCGTATGAAGGTCTTCGTCGCGTGAGTGTCGAGCGCGTAGCAGTTGGCTACCTCGCCCTCCTCGAGCATGAACTTGACGTTGTCGTACGTGTTGCCGGACTGCTCTTCCTCGGTCGCCATGCACCGGATGAACGGGTACTTGACCGGGACACCGACCGGATCGCCGTTGGCATCCCATCCGTCGAACCGCACAGGCCCGAGAGCCTCAGCGCAGGCGATCTCGCCGGCAAACTCCGACTTCGCCCAGCCCTTCGCGCGCGAGAGCACCGCGTGGTGAACTGCGCGCTGGCCCTCTCGCTTGTGGCCCTTCGGGAAGAGCCGATAGGCCCAGCACAGGAAAAGCACGCGCTCATCCGAGAGCACGAGGCGGTCGCCCTGGACGTCGCCAGGACCGTGACAGAGCATCGCCTCGATCCAGTCAGCGACCTGCCATCCAAGGGTCGGAAAGTCGATCGGCGGCAGCGCCATCCGGCGCGCCTACTTCACAACGCTGAGTCGTCCGCGTCGCGACGTCTGTGACTTGCCGCGCTTCGCCATCTGCGGCGGAGCGGCGGCTTGCTCGTCATCGCCGGAGACGATCGTCCAGCGCAGGCGTGCGAGTGACTCCGGCGTGAGGCCGAGCTTGCCGTCGAGCTCGCGCATCTCGCGCATCAGCGAAACTTCATTGCCGGCCGCTCGCTTGAGCCCGGCGAAGATGTCGCAGACCTCGCGGATGCGGCCCTTGCTGTCGTCCGCGTCAACGCCGAGCAAGTCGGCCAACGTCGCCGCCGTCTCGGCAACCGGCGAACCGAGTGCCGCGAGGTCGCCCTCGAGCTGGGCGCGGCGCGCGACAACGTAGATGGCGCCGTCGTCCCAAGCGGCGGCCTGTGGCGTCGACCATGCCCACTCCCACCAGGCGGCCGCGGCGGCCGAGAACTCGTAGCCGGCCGGCACGCTTGGCGGAGGGTCCTGGCGACCGCCGGCGGGAAGATTCGTCGTGGGGACAGTGGGCTTGTTGCGCCGGATCGAGGTCGGATCGGGCAGCGGTCCACGCCTGCTCATGCCGCCATCCCGTTTTCGAAAACCCGTACAGACCGCGAGTCGCAGCCCTCCCCGGTCTGGAAGCGAGGACCCTCAGGGGGCATACCCCCGGGGCCTGCGAGGTTGAGACGGGCCATGTCGCCCCAGCACTCGAGTGCGGTGGCATCCCACGCCTCAGCCGCTTCGAGCTCCGAATCGAACCGCCCGAGATACAAGCGGCGGCCGTCGACCTCGAGCCTCGCCATCCACTTGCCCCGCTGGGCATCCCAGGTGACGCCGCGGAACCGCGAGCGGCCACCGCATGCGGCAGCGTTGGCCCTGTTGCCCGAGTGATCGGTGAGCCTGAGATTGCGCCTCCGATTGTCGAGTCCATCGCCGTTGACGTGGTCGACGAGCACGCCATGCGGCGCGTCCATCAGCAGACGGTGCAGGCGGACCATTCGGCCCCCTGCGTAAGAGACGACGTAGAGCTTGCTGCCGTTGCTCCGCGTCTTCGTGGCGTTGGTGTGCGAGACCCATCGGCGATGGGCGAGCAGCGGTGCGTCCGCGTCATCTATCAGCGCAACGCGACCGCACGGTAGTTGCAGTTCCATGCGTTCAACCTTTCCGGCCTACAACGCTGGCCGTGAGCTAGTGCCGAACCGGTTGTGGGGTTCGGGCTTGATGCGATGACCTACTTGAGCGGTTTGAACATCGGCATCGACCCGCCGATCAGTCGCTCCATCACGACGGTGTGTTCCTCGGTGAAGTTCCGGTGTCGTCCGTGGTTGATGTCCTGCGCTTCCTGCGAGTAGCCGGCGATTAACTCTTCTATGAACTTGTCCAAGTGAGCGTGGTGCAGATGCAGCAGTTCGTGAACGACCGTGTCGCGCGTCTCACGCGGCGAAGCGTCAAGAATGACGGGGTTCCATGTGATCTTCGCGCGGCGATACTCAGGCAGGGGGTTGGTCAGCGCCCATATCGTGCTGTCCGAGTCCGAGTCACCTTTGAAGTCATCCCATTCGTGAGTGATCTCCCACGAACCGAGCCACATTTGCCGGGCTAGCTCGCCGACGTAGTCGTAGAAGTGCCGGCGCACCTTGCGCTTCGGCCGCCGACTCATCGCGCGTTCCTCGCGGCGTTGGCCTCGCGTGCGGTCTTGGACCGGTGGCAGTCAGTGCAGATCCCTTGAAGGTTCTCCGGCGAGTGGTCGTCGCCCGGCGTGATGTGGTCCACCTCGATCGCCGGCCTGTTGAGGCAGACCTGGCAGACGATGTCCCGTCGAAGGATGCGTCGCCTGATTCGATGCCAGTTCTTCGGGAGACGCGCGGACCTTGTGCTGCCCTCGAACGCGACCTTCGGATGATCTGGACACGGGACCGCGTGCGGGCAGTCGCCGTGTGCGCACACCTTGACGGCTCGCTCGCTCACTAGACCACCCTGACGTGCTCAGCGCGAGTGGTCAGCGTCACGCCGTCGTTCTCGATGACGCACTGCCACGTGAACTCGCCGACCGTGTCGAAGTCGTAGTCGGCGTTCCAGGTGTTGTCTGACCCCTCCTGGTTGCCGGTCACCGTGTCGACCAGCGTGCCATCGGCGTCGTAGATCTTGAAGTCGACGGAGTCTGCTGAGGTGAGGTCGGAGAGATCCCCGGTCTCGGGGTCGCGCAGCCGAACGTCCTCCACGATCATCGTCAGTGTGGTGGTCGCTGCGACAACGGTCGTCTTAGCCATTGGGATTCGCTCCTGCTTTGCACTGAATGGTTGCCGCGGCATGCGGACGAACAACGGCGCGCGTGCGCACGGTGCGCCGAGCAGCGACCCTCGGGGTCGCCAGCGATCGACATGAGAACTCGCCGGTCGCCTCGTCTGAAGCGCCGAGGCCAAGCCGGGCGAGTCCGAGTCGAATGAGTCCGAGTCGCGACATCGGTCCTCCCTTGAGGCATGTAGCGGCGAGTCCTTTCGCCGGGGGGTCAGGTGGTGGTTACCACTCGCGCGGGTAGAGCAGGACGCCCGTGCTTGAAACGGTCCCGATCGTGTAGGTGTTCGGGAGTGCGGTGCCGCCGTTGGCCACATCAGAGAGAATGTGTGGGAAGCCAGTTCCCGCGATCTGGTTGTTCTGTGCGGAGGCCATCGTGAAACCGGCGAGGACTGCTGCGGTGCTGCCCTGCGTGAGCGATTGGAGGGCGGCGTAGTAGATGGTCTTGGCGCGGACGATGGTTTCCGTGATCGCCACCGATTGCGTTCCGGTCGAACCGTTGAGCTTGCCAGCCGTGGAGCCGGAGCTGACAAGCAGCGTTCCGGTCGCATCATAGATTCCCACATCTACGTTGTCGTTGCTCCCCGCTGCGGTTTGAAGTCCGAAGCAGATCGAGCGAATCGCGCGGTCGTGCTTGGGGACGAAGCGGACGATGTACCGCTGGCCGGCCACGAGCGTTTTGTTGGAGGGCTGGCCGCCTTGCGGGAACGCGATGATTCCTGGGAGCATGTCCTCCGGCATCCCGTGGGGCTGGTAATCGCGCAGCCCCCGGCAGCCGATGGCGGTGACGTTGCGGACCTCCACGTAGTCGTTGTCCAGCAGCGCCGCCGCCGCGAGGCCCGCCGAGTTGCCGCGAACGCCCGTGACCGTGTTGCTGGAAACACTTCCGACGAGGATCACTTCACCCGTGCGCGGGACGCGGATCAAGTCTCCGAAGTTCATTTTGCTGCCGTCGTCTACAACAATGTCCGTATCGGAGCTTGTGTAGCCTGCGCCGTTGTTCACCTGCGTGGTGATCGGGTCGAGCAGGGTCGATGAGACTGGGGTGCTGACTTCGCGGAAGTCGCATCCGTCGAGCAGGAGGCGGCGGTGGCTTCCGGGGGCGGCGGTGACCCCGGTCGCCCCGGATGTCGCCTGCTGGAACACAACCGAACCGATGCGACCCTTGGCGAGCTTTCCCGACAGGGACGAGATGACAACCCCGCTCTTGCCGCTTGCGATGTTGCGGAGGGCCACGCCATCTTCGATGTCGAAGTCTTTGGAGTGGGAGATGTAGATGACGTCGGAGGTCGCCCCGATCAGCTCGGTCCCGTGCTTGACCCGCACGCCGTTTGATGAGGTGATCGCCACGCCGATCGGCGTGGCCAATGCGGGGCATTTCACCTTGAAGCCGACGATCTCAGATGTCTGGATAACCCCGAGCCGCATACCCGTCGATGCGGATTCCTTCTCGGCAATCCTCATGGTCCCGTCAATCTCAACATCACTCGCGGAGAGGACGTTGATGCCGACCGGCGTGCCCACATCGTCGTGGCCCTTGCTGCCCACATCGAGATTGAAACCGCGAACCTTGATGCGGCGGATCTGAGTCGTGCCCGGTGCCCCGGCGTTGTTGTCCTCGATCGAGATTCCGCCGTTGCGCAGGATGCCCGCCGAACCAACCATCCCGTCAACCGTGATGTCGGTGACCTCCCAATCGCGGCCCGTCTGCCCCGACTGCACGTAGCAACGCAGGGCGTGAGCGCGCTGGGACTTGACCACGGGTGCCGTGACGGTGATGTTGCGAACGGGGTCGGGGTCGGCGGCGAGAACCGTGTCCGATGGCTCCCCGCCGAACGCCAGCGCATCGTCGCCGGATTCGATGTACGGCTTGACGATCCGACCGCCCTGCCCGTGCATTACATGGATGCCGTCTTCGTAGACCGCATCTCCATCGAACACCTTGCAGTTGGTCAGCAGGAAGTTCCTGCCGCCGATGCCGAAGGCCCAGGACTCATGGCCGGACGGTAGGTTGTGGTTGACCCTCACGCCGTCAAGGACGAGGTTCTCGGTGTAGATCAGGCGCAGGATCGTGGAGTACGTGCTGTACCCGTTGGGGTCGAACTCTCCGCCGATGATCGAGAAGTCTGAATAGTTGCCGTAATAGGTGGCGGCTTTCTGGATTGTGCGGCCCGTGGCCGACCCCGTACAGGCCGCGTCGAGAATGACCTTGTTGTTGGCGACGTCCACCGCCTTGACCTTGGTGTCGGCGGGGATTCCCGTGACGGTGCCAAGCCGCTGCTCTGGGTAGAAGCTCTCAATCTGCGAAACGTTGGTGAGGACGTAAGACCCGCTGGTCAGGTCCGCCGTCCCGATGTTCGCCGCCGCATTTGAAACCTGATGCGTGAACACCATCCCCGTCTCGGTGGCCGATCCCGAGAGGTCTTTGCCGAGGAGGATCTTCGCTTCGCCAAGTTCAAGGCGCACATTCGGCTTTGCGAGGATGCTGCCCTTGATGCAGTACGTGGCTCGCCCGAATCCGCCGACCGTCACCTGCCGAAGCCCGAGCGACGAGGCAAGCGAACTCGCCGCCGCTATCGCTGAATTGATGGCGGCCACATCGTCGGTCGTCCCGTCACCCGTCGCCCCATAGTCGTCGGAGCGCACATTCAGAAATCCGAGCGTCCCTTCCGACACAACCGCATTACTCCCCGATAGTGCGGGGGAGGCGGCGTTGAAGCTCGCAACCTGATCGACAGTCGGGACCTGCTCGGCCGCGAGCACCACGTAGATCTTCGCTCCGAGGCCATGCTCTGCCGGATCGGAGGCTCCCACACCGCGAGCCGTCACGGTCACCGACGATCCGCCGAGAGACGTGATCGGACCCATCAGCTCGTCGCCGATGTTCAGGTAGTCGCCGGCCGCCAGGTTCGCAGGGCTGCAAGGGATCGTCGTCGTGGAGTCGTCTATCGCCGCGGTGAGCGTCGCTTCGGCCGCGCGTGACTTTGCGTTTCGCAGCGCCAACTCTCACCTCCCGGTCGAAAGAATCTTGCTGGTGGGTTTCCCGTTTGCCCGAGGCGTCCAGGACGGCGTCGCGCCGATTCGTAGATCAGTCCGCGCAACGCATCTCATTGAGCCAGCTGGAGCGAGAACGGCGCGCCTGAAGAACCCCAGCCGCAGGAAACGCGCCCTGCCGAGCCGACCTGAAAGTTCAGCGCTCACGAGTCCTGTGCGGCGAGGATCTCCTGCGCCCGCTGCTGCACCTTCATCTGCACGGCGAGCTCCTGCGCCGCGGCCTCGATGCGCTCATCCTCGGTGGGCGGCGCGGGGATCTTGAGGTCCGGGTACTGCTCGAGCAGATCGGCCTTGCGCTGCTCGAGCCGGGCGATCCAGTCGGCCTTGTTGGACCGGTTGCCGAGCCGGGTGCGGACGATCATGCTCTCGATCTCGGCCAATCGGGCGAGTGCTGCTTCGTTTTCGTCGATGGTCATCAGATCGCTCACGAGAACGTGACCCCCCGGTAGTCGCGGATTTTCCAGTAGGAGTCCATCGCGCACAGAGTCAGGTATCCGCCGTCCGTGTCGATCACCGCCTGGGTGTAGGCGTCGCCGATCGGGGAACCGCCACCGTTGTCGACGGTGATGTTGTTCGCCGATGCGGCGTAGGCGAAGTCGAGGATGACGAGCTCCGCGCCTTCGAAGTAGTCCAGAAACGTCGGGTCTGTGGCATCGTCTCCGAGCGTCAGGCCGACCGCGCCGCCGCTTGCGTCAACGATCTTCTTGCCGCCCTGAGAGACGTAGATGAAGTCGAGGTCGAACAGCTCCTCGACGCCGCTGGAGAACCCGCCATCCGCTCGCAGCGCGAGGTTCTGGAACCTCGCTGCCCCAGAACCCGCGGCGTAGAGCTGCATCTCGAACGCCGAGACGTTGCCGAGCTTCGCTCCGATCACCTTGGGCGACGCCGAGTGTGACCCGAACCACCCGGTCTGACTGCTGCCGTGGCGCAGGTACGTGGTCGTCCCCGACGAGTTGGGAAGCTGCAGCGCTCCGGTCATCGTCCCGCCGGCCTTCGGGAGCATCGTGTCGGCGTAGGTCTTAGTCGCCTTCTGGCTTGCGACCTT